GTAGAGAGAATGTTTGCGAGTTCCGCTTCAGCGTTCAGACCGTGGATTGCCTTGAGGTCTTGTGCCAGTTCCAAGGAGTACTCTGCTTTCAGAGCTCTGGACTTAGCGGTTACGGTGACCTTCTCGATTGAGAATGCCATCTCGTTGAATGCGCCAGCGCCGTCGCCAAGATCTTCAGCGTCGTCGGTACGCATACCCTGACCTACGTTGTAGGTGTTATATGCTTGTGAACCTTCTGGGTTAAGCAGACCTGGGTTGGAACCTGCTTGTGCGTCGGTACCCATACCAACGGCAGCATTAGACATGCCATCGGTGAGAGCGCCTGTAGCAGCAGACTGACCAGCGAATGCGGTATCTGCTTCGTTGAACAGTGCTTCGGTGCCAGACTGATTGGTGTAACGGGAACGCATCGCGAAGATGAGTCCAGTAGGACCAGACATAGGCTGAACGCCTGCGAGGTCATATGCGACCAAGTTAGGCATTGCGCGTCTGATCAGGGAGATCAGAACTGGATCGAAACCAGCAACAGGGGTGGAAGCACCAGCAGAGAAACCTGGGTTTGTTCCACTTTGGGTGTTAACAGTTGGACCTTCGGAAAGGAACTCACGCTCTTCGCGAAGAGTTTGCTCTTGGTTCTCCAAGAGTACTGCGGTGACAGCTCTACGGTGGGAATCCGCGATTGGATCCATTCCCTCATAATCGAGAACGGGTGCCCACTTTTCCTGCAGAGCCTCTGTATTAGGCATTTGCATTTTTCTAAAAAAGTTAGTTTGAACGTTTATGATTTAAAAATCACTTTTTGGCAGCTCTTGAGAGAGTGTCCAAATAGGCTTGCATCATTGGGGATACTTCCTCGGAAATAACCTCATCGGTAGAAACCTCTTCGGAAAGATTCTCAGAGGTGCTTGGAGTTCCGGCGTGCTCAGGGAAATAAGATTTTCTCAGAGTTACCAGTTTCTCACGATAGTCTGTCTCACTTTCAAACTCAACATTTTCAGCAAGAGTAGCGAGTTTTTCTTTTTGAGTGTCTGCAAGACCCTCAGCAACAGTAGCGAAAACGCCATCTGCAGAAGACTCAGCTAATCTACGATTCAGAGCAACGTTTCTATCGATTTGCTCGTTGAGTTTACCTTCCATTTCATCTAGTTTATCTACCATGCTCTCAAGTACATCATACTTGTCATCAGGGATAGTTACATAATGTTCTTCAAAAAGACTCTTCATTCCATCGAGGAATGATTCGCTAATTTCGCTCTTGAGACCAGCTTCAACTGCGAGTGCGTTCTCCTGGAACCACTCATCAGCAACATACTCAAGATACGAATCGAGACGCTCAGAGAGTTCTTCTCTGATTGCAACAACTTCTTCTACCAAAGCATTCTGATAGGTTTCGTGCAGAGACTCTTGCATTTCTGCAACTTTAGTCTTAACTGCCGCCTCAAAGATGGTGCGTGCTTTCTCTTCAAACTCTTCGGAGAGTTCTTCACCCTCAAGAAGTGCTTGTACATCTGCTTCGATGTCAATTCCTTCTTCTTCTACGAGTTCTTCTTCGGTTTCTTCCGCTTCGGCAACAACTTCGTCAGCTGCTACTTCCTCTTCGGAAACAACCTCATCAGTGGTTGCCTCTTCTTCGGAAACTACTTCCTGTGTTTCATCAACTTCAACTTCTTCGGCTGCAGCAGCACGAGAGTTGACCACATCTTTAACTTGCTTAAGAGTAGCGCCAGGCTCTCTCAATCTGTTAGAGTCATCATCTGGTCTTGAATTTTCGGGAGTAGGACCGCCGAGATCTTCAACTGGAATACCAGCAGAAGTCATTGGCTCAGCAGGTGCAGCTCCTTTGGTTACTACGTTTTCCATTTCTTGTAAATTGTTACCAACGGACATTTGAATTATGCGATTAATTACTTAATTACATGTATTTATTTATAATTCAAAGATTTGAGAGGAAATTATTGAACAGGTCCAATTTTTTCTCTTCAAGTTGTCTTTGATCTACGAGAGTGTTAATTCTCTTCTTTGTTGTTTCGGCAAGGTGTTCACGAAGGATTCCTCCTTCCCAAACCCATTCTCTTCCTTCCATGATTCCATTAACGAAAGCATCAGGAGCAGAAGGATCTGCAACGATATCAGCAGCAGTTGCTAACTGAAAATCTTCACCAACAACCTTACATCCTTCACTTGTGGTTTGGAGAGAACCTACGCCACGGGAAGAAACGCCAAGCATCACACCTTCATCAAGAAGAGATGATGCAATTTTACCCATAGGGGTAGAAAGTATTTGTGCCTTTCCTCTAAAATTATTACCTTCTTGTACTAAAGAAGTAATCTTGTGAGACACGCGGTCAAGGTTCACGGTGGGACCATCGGGGTGACCGAGTTCGCCAAGAGCACGACCCTTATTGACGAAAGTTTCGCAATAACGATCTACCTCTTTAGAAAGAGTTGAAATGGGATACATTCTCCCATTACGGTTCTTAATCTCACCCTGAAGGAATGTTCCTTCAATATACAGTTTCTTATTAGCACCTTTTCCTTCGGTGATAATCTGTACGTTTGATACTTCTTCTGTAATAAGTTTCATCTTAGTTGCTAAATGCGACGGGGACTCCAGTTACAGTACCACCAGTTGCAGTTACTGCGGCACCAATATCTTTTTCTACAATTTCGCTACTTAATGGGAGCAACGTAATAGATGCTGCCACACTATTTGCAATGGCAATAGTTGATTTAGTAGATGCGTGACTATTCACTAAACGTACTACTCTTGCTGCAGTAATGGCAGCATCAGTAACAGCAGATTCAGTTCCTAGTGGTTTGATAATCATTCTTCTGATTCCTCTTCTGTTTCAGTTTCTACTTCATCACCAACTTCAGTTTCTGCTTCCGCTTCAACTTCGGTCTCATATTCATCTTCAGTTTCTTCCACTTCGGGATATTCAAACTCTTGACCAAACATAGCGTTAGCGACATAAGGTCTAGCAATATCAATTCGTTCTGCTGCCTTTGCAAACAAAACTTCTTTCATTTTATCGCTAATATCGGCAGGCGAACCATCCGTAGCGATCAAATCGATAACGTCGTCCATAAAAAATCAATAAGTTAATATAATATATTTATAACTCAGACTTTCTAGTGTCTCTATCGTACTGTCTATTGATTCTTGAGGTCTCTGCATTAAGATCTGGTTCAGCAGGAACTTCACCCATTGACATTGGATCTGCACCCATACCATCCATACCTGAACCAGCACCACCTTCCATTGATGGATCGGCAGGTTGTGGTAATGGTTGACCAGTTACTGGATCAATTGTTGATGGATCTGGAAGAATACCTTTGTTGATTTCGTCTTCAATCTGAGTATCAATCTCAATAATTTCTTGATCAGTTTGACGAAGAACTCTCTTCCTTACATATTCTGTAGAGTAATACTTACCAATGTATGGTTCCATTGTTGCAAGGATACCAAGACGATTTTGAGTAAGTTCTGCTTCTTTTAATTCTGCAAACTGATTATCATATAAGAAATCATATTGAATATGATCTCTCATTGTTTCCCAATCTTCTGGGGTGCAGATATTTTTCAGAATCAGTTGAGTTCTGAGCATATCGTTGAACATTTGAGCAAAACGTTTTCTCAAACGACCAACAAACTTAGCAAACTTCAGTTCATCACGGAGAATCTCAGAAGAACGACCAAGGTTAAAACCACCATCTGCAGCAATTCTAGACTCTGGAACACCAAGTGCTCTATAAAGTTTCTTCTGGAAATATTCAATATCAGAAAGTTCTCCTAGATTTTGTCCACCAGGTAGGGTGGTGATCTCAGTTCCACGACCACCTTCTCTACGTGGTAACCAGAAGTCTTCCATCATAGACATAAACTTACGATCATCACGAACTTCGCCAGTTTGTGCGTTGTACGCTAGTTTATTTCTGTAGCGAGACATAACCTCTTTGAGGTATTGCTCTGCTTTTACTTTTGGAAGATTGCCAACGTCAATATA